GCCCCTTTTAAGGTCCTCAGACCCGATCAGCGATCAACTTGTTGACGAACTGAGCGATTTTTTCCTTCTTAACTGACCTAAAGATACCAAGTATCCGACCTTCAGAGATAATAACGTAAGATTTGCATCTTCTGCCATTTCCTCGTGTCGAAATATTCGGCACTCCTTGGCCCACCAACGCAGCCCACAATGCAGCGAAGCCAAATTCTGGCCACACTTCATTAAGTTCGCGTTTAGTAGGTGCAAACACATACGTTTCAATCGCATAAGTAGGACCTAGATGTAGATCCAATGCAATTGAGTTTGCATGTAGTTGTCTGTAGTCAGTTACCAGGCCTTGCTTAAAATCAGGTGCCTCCAGATACAGACCTAAGGCGTCTTTAACCTCATCTTTCGACAAGGAGTCAATTGCCAATATAGGACCATAAGGAACAACTTTTTCCAAAGCGCTAGCAAGTTTTTTACGCAGTTTCCGGAGGAGGCGGTACACGTCATCGTGAGATGCCTGCACCTTTCCTAGGAAATCGTACATTCTTCGAACTTTGTTATAAGTTAGAATGCAGTCGCCGATATGGACACAGTTTTTTATGTCAAATCGTGTGATCCGTGTGTCGCTATGAAAATACGCGCCACAGCTTTCACGGGTGAAAATCCCATAAAGAAAGGATTTCTCTGCATTCAGTGTATAACCAGCTCCTTCTATCGCCTGGATAACAGCGTAGGAGGCAGACTGAGACACAATAATATCGTCGCCGTAGACCGAAGCCTTCTTGTCAAAATATCGACAGATGGCAAGCAATATTAAGGTCATCAGCTCGAACGTAAACCCATTGCCCATGGAACTAACCATGTGCAGATTAACCCAGCCACCTTGAGGAAGGCGGCTGCATGGGCTACGACTTGCTTCGACATGATTAACGAACCAAGCAGGAAACACGAGTCGAACTAACTCCATAGCGTTTGAATTGCTAGCGGAAGCTAAGTCGATAGTGCTTACCATAGTACTCTCGATGAGTAACTGATGGCGATCCTGACCGTATTTCAGGTCATTACCGACACGACGTAGGCTTCTTCGCAGAAGCTTTCCGAGTTGTCTTTGGTAAAGAAGGTTCATCATCGGTTCGATGCCGATAGCACGATCTTGCGCAGCGTTTTTTGGAACCGTTTCCACACGATTGCCGGGGACGAATGCGATATGTTGACGACAGAATAAAGCAAAAAGCTTATTGTCAGTCACATCTGACATCAATGCAGGACCAAAGTCCTTATTTGATTCCAGATTTTCGCGGCACACACGCAAGAACTCCCCGTAGAACACATGGTTTTGCCGTAAAAGGCAAACCACGTGGGGTAAGGCTTCACGTGTGCAATTCCAACGCTGTCTCCCAAAACGGCGACTCAATTTTGCGAAGACGGTTGTTAACCCTTTGTGGCTGGTAAAAGTTTCACCAGGCCCAAAACCAGAGTTAAAATCGTCGGCACGGAGAGTATCCGTGCCTAGTGCGTGCTTAATAAAGTTTCGCACAAAACGCAAAAGGCCCTTATCCATAACCAGTTGATGGTCACGAAGGCGGGCATTGTCGGCTATGTAGCCAGACACAGCAACCTCAGCGCGTTCAGCGTCCGTGGATCCGTCACTAAGTACGAATTTT